GCGGGACGACATCCACAAGGCATCCCCCGGCAAAGATCGCTGGAAGATCCGCAGCAAGTTTTACCCGGCATTGGCCGCAGCAATGGCCGACCAGTGGGGACGGGCCGCATCAATCACTCGGAGGGAGTTGTCATGCTAGATCGAGAAGACATGACCACAATGGAACAGATCAAAGAAGCCTTTGAGTATTACACACGCAACCCGGCGGAGCTGTTGGGCGATTTGGTGGGCATATTGGCGCTCTGCGTCATGCTCGTCACTCTTTTAGCCTTTGGCGGCTGATACCAGCGGAGAGCGCCCCTCTGGGGGCGTTCCTAGATGGCATCACATCAAGCGCAAACAAAAAGGAACACACAATGCAAATTTATATCGCATGCCTAGCCTCGTACAATCAGGGGATTTTGCACGGCAGCTGGATCGAGCCGACCAGCGACATCGAGGAGCTGACAGCAGAGGTTGCCAAGGTGATCGAGACCAGCCCGGCGGAAGGCGCAGAAGAGCACGCCATCCACGATTATGACGGATTTCCCGACTTGGGCGAGTATCCAAGCCTGCAAGATATTTGTGATTTCGTTGAAATGGTCGAAGATTCTGACTTTGACGCCGATATTGTTTCAGCGGTCGTCGATGAATTTCCCAACGACAAAGGCACAGCGCAGCATGTGCTTGACGAGAATTTTGGCATTCATGACAATTTCCAAGCCTATGCAGACGAATTTGCAGACGAAATGATGGCTTGCCACGACTGCGGCGGTGGCGAATGGATCAAAGAATATTTTGATTACGACAAACACGCCGACGCCTTATCGTATGACTATATTCAAATTGAAGTAAAAGGCGGCGTGTTGATCGCCCCCAACAAATAGGGGCCAATAATGACAATAATACTCTGCCCAGAATGCAAGACGAGAACAGGCACAGAAGAAAGCCGCCATCATTTTAAGTATGGCTTTCCGACTGTCAGGCGAGTGCGGCGCTGTAAGAAGTGCCGTTATCGCGTGGTCACGGTTGAGCTGCCGGAGGAGATTGGCGACGAGGTTTTTCTGGAAGAGGAGTAGCGTTTACCGCATCAACTAAGAGATCGAAGAGGCTGGCTTCTGTGTCAGCCTTTTTTATTGCCTCGTAACCAATGGAGGCATAACCGGCCACATCGGTCCAGCTGTCTAGCTTTGTGGGATCGTGTGCCAGTCTCCCGAGTTTGAGGATGATACCGAACGCAGCGACGTCGTGCGCCTCTAGCTCTCTGCCTGTTCGATGTCCCAGATATGCCGCCATCATCTCTGCGGTCCGCGCCATGTTGCTGGTTGGGTCTCCATATTCCTTGTTGCGTCCATTTGCGACCAGCTGTTCGGCTTCACGGAGCATTTGTTGACGGGGTGATGGAGTAGCGTCCATTTCGTCAGAACGGGATTTCGTCATCTAGTATAACCTTTCCTTTTGTTGGTGTGATCTTTGTGATTTTGGAGTCTGGGAATATTTCTTTGGTTTTGGCGATCATGTCGGTCTCGACGGCTTTTATGATCCGGCAGATTTCATCGAGGCTGTACACCTTCGGGTATTCTGTTCGGTCGACGGCTGCGGCGTCGGCTTCATGCTTGACGATTGCAAATTTCTCGCCCCCAGCATCAGGCGGAGCGATTGCGTACCACACGTCGGCATCTCCAGGGTTGTTTCCATTTTTGATGGCGTATGCTTCGACGGCTTTCCATCCTTGAATTAGGTTGTCGGCTTTTTGTACGAGGTAGTTGTGGTCATCGCCTAGCGCAGCATCAGAGAAGTTTTGTCTGGCTTGCTCGAATGCGACGGCAAGTTTAGGCGGTGCTAGTTCTTCCAGCTTTCCGATACCCCATTTCATTTCCAAGTCACGGGCAACCTTGTCGACGGATCTTATAGCTGCGTAGCAAATGTCAGATCGTTTATCCGAGAACATCGCTGGTGCTTTCCAGCTGTCATCCGCAACAACTTTTTTTCGTCTCTTCTTTGGTTCGCTATATCTTGTTTTCGTCGTCACGTCGTACCTCCTCCAATACACTACTAATCCGCATTGGCGGAAGTAGTGTGTAGGGGGTACGGGGGTTTACTTCCGCCCCACTTCCGCCCACTTCCGCCACTTTTGCTATATTTTGAAGCTGTCTCATTTCTTACTTCCGCCAATTTTCGGGGTTCCCCCCCTTCACTTCCGCCAATTTCGAGGGTTCCCCTGCGTTACTTCCGCTGGCGGAAGTGCGAGAATTTTGGCGGAAGTGACGATTTTCGGGTGTTTCGCCCCGCATCCATTTGATGTCGTTTAGGAGCTGCAATTTCTCTTTTGTAGCTGCTTCCAGCTTGCGCGTGAGCATTGCAATTTCGTTTCTTTGCGTTGCGATTTTCGACTGCATCCGGTCCACCTTCGCGGCGTTTCCGTCTACTTTCCGTTGCTGCTCTCTCCAGTATTTCCGGCAAGTTTCGCAGTTTTTATATTCTGGGTTTTCGTTCTTTATCCCGCACGTTCTACATGTCTCGTTCATTCGTCTTCCTCTTCTTCGATCTGCTTTGCGCCGTTGCAGTCTTCACATGTTTCCCATTCCGTTTCATATTCACCAATGTCACGGGTGAAGCTCTGGCGCATTGGCACTTCGACGAGGTATTCGCCTTCGCCTTCGCATGTTGGGCAATCGATCCACTTAGTCACGGATCAGCTTCTCTGCGATTGCGGCGATGTTCTCCGCGCGCTGCACTTGCGTGAGGCGTTGGGGCTTTCTTTTGAGGTCCAGCACCATGATTTCGGCTTGGCGTTTGATCGCTTCGATCATTAGCTTTTCGGCGTCGGTCATGAGTATGCCCTCCATTGCTGCTGGTCGGGCGTCTTGATTACTTTGATACCCTTGGTCTTTGTTTTGCTGTCGTGGACTGCGCTTTCGATGAAGCCTTGGTCTGACCACGCCTTGATGTACGACTTGGCTGCGCGTTTCGGCATTCCGTAGTCTCCATGAAGGAAGCTCTGGAGGCTGCGCTGCGTGTTGACGGCCATTGAAAACGGCTCTGACGTGTTCCAGCGACGCGAAATTTCGTCGAAAACGGCTTGCGTCTGCCCTCGATCCAGCTTGGTCGACGCGTCTAGGATGCCGCTGATCTCCATTGTCCGGTCCATCAGCAGTCCGGTTTCGCCTCTGATGAAGCTGCGAATGTGCATGTCACACTGGTCGTTTGTTTTGACGACTGCACCCTGGGCGCACATTCCAACACCCGCTTCGATGTTTTCCAGCTTCTGCGCTAAAACCAGTTCGTCGGCTTCATTCATGGCCCAAAGTGAGTATGCCCACCGCGCACCATCGACGAGCGCCGTTGTGCCTCTGATTGCTTCTCTGGCTTGGCTTGATTTTGTAATGTTGAACGCGCCATCTTTGCGCATGTGATGCGCGATTAGGATGTTTGCACCTGTTTCAACGCATAGGTGAGACATGAGCGACCACCAGTATTGCGCTGCTGCGGGATCTGTGTTGATGTCGGCTGCGGCAAAGGCTTGGAGCGGATCGATGATGATTAGCGCAATGTCTCCAAGCTCGAGCAACTGCCTGCGTATCTCCACGAATGCCGGTGTCACGCTGTACTGCCCCATCGCGTTGACGATAAGCGGTGTTGGCCCCCCTGCGTCTGGCATTGGCACGACAAACAGGTTTCCGGCTGCTCGATCTCTGAGGTTTGGGCCTCCGATGCTCGATATGCGTCTGTGCATAGAGTTGGCGCTGTCTTCTGCCCCGAAAAAAACGACCTTGCCATTGTGAACGACGTCCCCTCCAAGAGCGTCTTCGCGGTGCATACCTTGATCGCCACCCGCGACCTTCATGGCAAGGTCCAGAAGCATGAACGACTTACCCAGACCGCCAATCGCAGAAATAAGGCCGGGTACGCGGCGTGGGAGGACGCCATCGATCAGCCATTCCATTTCTGGCGGTTCCCCTATGTATCGGTTCATGCCCCAATCTGAAATCCGAAAGCCCTCGTCAGAGCTTGGGGTCACTGACGAAGGGCTTTCGGACATACCGGCAGCAGTATAGGACTGCACCCCAGTATTCGCTTCCGATCCCGGCTCGACGTTTTGCAGGATGCGGAGTTCGTTGTTGTTTGCTCGCTTGAGTTGATACCAGCACTTGCGTTGAAACAGGTCTTTGCCACGGCCATCGTCGGCCAGCGACGAGCCGCGCGCTTTTGCTTTCAGCTCAAAGGTGGGCCATGCGTCTTCAACCAGCTCTTCGACTGTCGGCAGCACACCTTTTGTAACCCACCATGTTCGGATGGTTCCCAAGATCAGTTCAACCATGTAGCCTTCACGGCCATCCGTGAGGTCGCCAAACATATCCGTTTTCTTGTCTTGGATGCTGGTGTCGTCGTAGCGCGCAGCATCGATCTTGCTGAGTTGCGTCACCCACGCTGGACTGTCTGCGATTTCGTTGTCGAGCGCCCAGTCTTCGATCAGGTATTTGCCACCACTTTTGTGGTTAGATGGTGCGACGACGACGAACCCGCCCTCGCCTCTTGTATCTATGCCATCGCCCAGGACGTTCTTGCCTGTTATGATTGCTGTTCCTTCTGGTGCGCGCAGAAAGACGTGCTTGCCGCCTGATCCGGTGCGCTGCTCAAAGGTTTCGGGCATGTCATCGTGCGCCATGCACAGATCATCGAGCGTGTCTTGGCCTACTTTGCCTTCGCTGACGTCAACATCCACAGCATACACGTTGCCGCTGATGGAGCCAGTGACCACACCGAGGTTGTAATCTTTGAATCGACCTTCGAACCACATCTCTAACTGGTCATCGTCGGCACGTTTCTCTTGATACCGCTTCCAGCGTGATGGCGCAGGGTGTTTGCCGGGGCTATCGCAACCGGCTCCAGCTGCGCAGCTGCATGATCCGTCTTCTTTTACATAGTGGACTGGTACAACGCTGAAGCCCTTGTCGGCCCAGAATTTCGCCCATCTTAATTTGTCTGCCATGATTGACCCCAAGTTAGTAAAAAAGGGGGACAGCGGACCGCCCCCCAAGTTGTGACGACTAGATTTCGAATGAAACGTCGTCGTCGGCTCCTGATGCGGAAGAGGTCGAATCATCAGGAGCGGGAGCTGCGGCCACAGGCGAACCGCCAGCTAACTCAGAAGGTCTATCCATCCATGCCTTGATTTCGTATGGCGGAACGCGGGTTGAACCAGCGCCGATCTTCATCTTTTCCTTGGCCTTAGTGATTGCAATGGCTGGTACTTTGCCAGCCTTGAAGTCAGGCGAGGCTTCGCATTCTTCGTACAATTTCTTGATGAAGATATTCATGCCGGTCTGACTGGTGCATAGTTCACGCACAGGCTCGTCACCAAACAGCTTGTTGCTGAACATCTTAACGAGGAAGCCTTGCTTGTGCTGATCGCTGGGCCGGGGTGCTTTTGTCGGATCATTGCTGGGCCATTCGACCCAATCGCGCCCACCGGATAGCTTGAGCCATCCCAGCTGCACGTTTGCGATGTCTACGACAACGCCGGATGACGGATCAAATTCCTTTAGGTCTCCACCTTCGCTCGAGCGTAGCCACTCGTTATCTTCTACACTGAAACGCACAAATGCGCCTCCGCCACCTTCGTTTACAAAATTTAACGGCATTTAATATCCTTTGCAGTCCGTTGTTTAGCGCCCAAAATTAAAGTGATGGGCGAACACTTGGGCCAGGAAAGCCCGGTCATATCGTTCAGTCACAGATTTCAGCGTGACTGCACGAAATTGGTCTGGATTGACGCCAGCGAGATTGCATACGGCGTCAAAGTCGTCGTCGTTTCCGATGACCCACCAAAGCGCTTCTTGTGCATCGCGCGCCTTGTAGACATCGGTGTTGTCTATGTCGTGGCAGTCGCGCCACGCTTGTTCTATGACCCGCAGCCACAGCACCTCTAAGACCGTTGGCTCTGCGTCACTGGGGACGGTGAACCAATAGGCATCAGGAGCCGTAAAATGTCTGGCGGATCTTTTCGGCATTGTTCCAGTAGAAGGTGT